TCTTCGCACCGAAACACTGCTAAGCACCACGATAATGCGTAGATTCTTCGACTCCGCTGCACTCTGTGCAGCTACGCTCAGAATGACATGTCTGGGAGTGCATACGAGTATAAACGATCATTTACCGAAGGAGACCACTATGTTAAAACACCGCAATCTGATACCGCTGGACTACTCCCTGTGCCGCATGACCGTCACGGTCTATTCCCCCCAAGGGGAGCGCCGGGTGCTTTCTAAAGTCCATTACGAATTCACCGACCGGGTGGATACGGCGATGGGTATGCACAGCCACAGCCGGGAATTTCTTCTGGTGATCCCCGGCGCCGATCCCATCGCCCCCGGCGATAAGGTGGTGCTGGGGGAGGGGCCGGAGGGCCTTTCGTGGGAGGCACTGAACACGGCTTCCGTTCCCGCCCTGGGCGTGGTGCAGACCGTGAAGCCCCGGTACTTCATGGGCGCGCTGTGCCACACGGAAGCCCGTGGTTAAGGGCCGCAAGGCCCTTAACAAGGCAAAATGTAAAATTCAAAATTTAAAATTGATGTGTCGACTTTGTGGACGGTTTAAAATCATGCGCGAAGCGCATACCATAATTTTGCATTATGCATTATGCATTTTGCATTCAAAAAGGAGAAAACCATGCAAAACACCGTATTTAACTGGCTCAGGGGAATTCCCGGGCTGGAGGGGCTGCGTTTGGAGACTCTGGATGCCGTCCCGGGCGCCTGCGGTCTGTTCTGCCAGGGACAGAAGGAGCTGCAGCGCAGGCAGGACATTCTGGGCACTGTGCAGTGCCGCCGGAGCCTGAGCTTCAAGCTGTGCCTGCACAGCGCCTCCCGGGAGGTGCCTGCCTTTTTTCTGGCGCTGGATACCGCCGATGCCCCCGTTCTGGGGCACGACCAGACCGTTACCGTCACCCAGGGCCGTTTGGACCGGGATGCCGGCAGCGGCATCTGCCGGTATGAAGCCACCATCACTTTTACATTCACAAGCGAGGGATAATTTATGGCAAAAATTGAACGCAAGTACATGGCCCACTTTCTGGAGCTGGGCGAGGAATACGTCCGTCTGGGCAAGGATCTGGAGGAATACTCCCCGGAGATGTCCGCCCAGGTGGAAAAGACCAAGAACATTCTGGGGGAAGTTTCCGTCAGCATCACCGGCTATGAAAAGACCGGCACGGTGGAGCCCTACTTCGCCCAGTCCGGCGATGCCCTGTTTGAAAAGCTGCAGGCCATCATCGACGGCGACCTGACCCTGGATGCCTGCAAGGCCGCCATGGTGGAGGTCAAGCTTTGGGACGGCGACGGCACTTCCTATCCTGCCATCCGGGAGGAATGCTTTATCGAAGTGACCAGCTACGGCGGTGACACCCAGGGCTACCAGATCCCCTTCACCGTCCATTACACCGGCATCAAGCAGACCGGCACCTTTGACCTCACCACCAAGGCATTCACCGTACAATAAGCCCATAAATGACCGTTTAGCTTACCAGTCACCACCGCACCTGTCATCCTGAGCGAGCGTAGCGAGTCGAAGGATCTTCGCACTGAAACACTGCTAAGCACCACGATCATGCGTAGATTCCTCGACTCCGCTGCACTTTGTGCAGCTCCGCTCAGAATGACATGCGTTTTGGTTTCTGCTCAGTGAAACGATCATTTGGCACAGCAGAAACGATACCGAGCGGGTTAGGGAAATAAGGAAAAGCACCGCACCGTGCACGAAAAGGGTGCGGCGGCTCGCCGCTAAACGATCATTTACAACAAGGAGGATTCTATGGAAAAGCTCAATTTTGACACCGGCGTAAAGACCTACAAGGTCGGTGCCGGGGTATTGAAATTCAATCCCAGCGACCCCAATGTCTATGCCCGGTTTCTGGAGGTGCTGGACGCTCTTTCGACTCTGGAGGAGGAGCTGACCGCTTCTACCGGGCAGGAGGCAGTTGCCGCCCTTTCCAAAGCCGACCGGACCCTCAAGGAGCAGCTGAACCATGTCTTTGGCCCGGGCAACGATCTGAATGCCGTCTTTTCCGGGGTGAGCCTGCTGGCCGTAGGGGAGAACGGGGAGCGGCTGATCACCAATTTCCTTGCCGCCATCGAGCCCATCCTAAGCGCGGGTGCCAGAGCCTGCGCCGCGGCGGAAGCGGCAAAGCTGTGAGGGATTTGTGGCAGCTTCCCACGGAAGCGGAGCTGGACGGGAAGCGGTATCCCCACAAGACCGACTACCGCCAGATGCTGAGGCTCATAGCGGTGCTGTCCGACGAGTCAAGGCCTGCGCAGCTGCGCTGGCTTACAGCCCTGGCCTACTTCTATGAAGTGCCGATTCCCCGATCCCTTGAGGAAGCGGCGATGGCCTGCCTGTCGGACTTTCTTTCCTGCGGGGAGCCGGGAACGCCCGGCCCCAGGCTTCTGGACTGGGAAACGGATGCCCCGGAGATCATAGCAGACATCAACCGGGTCTCGGGGCAGGAGATCAGAAGTCTAAATTACCTGCACTGGTGGAGCTTTCTGAGCTTCTTTCACGGCATCGGCGAGGGCAGGCTCAGCTATCTGGTTTCCATCCGGGACAAGCTGCACCGGGGCAAAAAGCTGGAACCCCACGAGCAGGAATACTACCGCGCCCACAAAGATAAGGTGCGCCTGCGGCCATCGGAAACCCCGGAGGAAGCGGCACGCAAGCGGGCGCTGGAACAATTACTGTCATAGAAAACGCCCCCTCTTTCGAGGGAGCGTAAGTTCAGGGCTTCCAGCGCTTGCCGCAGTTCATACAGTGGCAGCGGATTCGTTTGGAACCAATGCAGCCCAGCAGCAGACCCACCACTGGGATCAGAAAGAATCCGATCAGACCCCAGAAAAAGCTGTAACCCCGCTTTGTTGAATGGATGCTGGTGGAGTGGCACTTGGGACAGCGGGCAAGATGGGCAGAATCCCAATCGTTTGCCGTATGTACATAAACGGTTTGCTGCCGGGGTGTTGCCGGCTCGGCTGGCACAGTTTTCTGGGCAGCACCGCAGTGGGGGCAGAAAGGACTATTCGTTTGGGCACCGCAGTTAGGGCATGTCATAAAAACACTCCTTTTCTTTGATCAATCTCCATTATAACGGATGTCTGCCCACTTTGCAAGAAAAAATGAATAGGAGTGAGATAGGTGGATACAGAATACCTGCGTGATTTAAAAGCGGTAAATACGCAAATCGCGAAACAGGAAAAACGGCTAGAGCGTATAAACACCATAAACAAAGTACAAGCGGCACAGTACCTGCAGCAGGTGCAAAATATTCAGGTAATTCTCCATGAACAGGAATTGGTGAATTATCAAGCGGACAAAGCGCGGGCAACAATGGAGAAAGCAACGGGTGCTTTCGGCGGTCTGAAGGCGGTGGCAAGCTCGTTAGGGGAATCCATCTTAAAAGCCTTTACCACAGCGAATATCGGTGGATATTTGATGGAAGCGGTAAAGGGAGCGGATTCTCTGGAGAAGCAGGTTTTGGTGCTTCGACTAAGCCTTGGAAAGCTGAAAAGTACAATCGGTGAGGCAGTTGCACCGATTATATCTTCGTTTCTGCCGGCAATTCAAAATGCTGTCTATGGGGCTATTCGCTGGGTCAAGAATTTAGGATTGGTTATCCGCGCACTGTTTGGAGGAGCACAGGGCAGTGAAAAAATGGCTGAGGCGCAGGAAAAGCTGTCGGCATCCTCAGGAAAAGCAAGCCGCACCCTTGCCTCCTTCGATCAGCTGGAGCGCCTGAACGGGGGCAGCGGGAGCAGCTCCGGCAGCTCCGGCAGCACCCCGGTGAAGCTGGAGCCTGTCAATGACCCCTTGACTCCCCAGCTGCTAGCCATTGTCGATACCATTCGGGAAGTCATGGCAAAGCTCCAAAGCCTCCTCGCCCCCCTGAAGGCCATCGACTTCACCCCGGCGGCAGATGCCTTCCGCCGTCTGGGGTCAGCGGTGGGAAGCTTCGGCACCATGGTGCTGACAGGGTTGGAGTCCGCGTGGCATACCCTTCTCGTACCCTTGGCGCAGTGGGTCATTGAGGAAGCGGTTCCCGCCTCGGTGGATGTGCTCACAGCCGCCTTTGGGGCATTAAACGCCGTGTTTGCCCCGGTCAAGGCAGGCATTTCCGGCCTGCAGACGGCGCTTTCTCCCGTGGCGCAGTTTTTGAAAGATACGGTGCTGCTGACCATCCGGGGCGTGGAAAGTCAGTTTGCCAAGCTGGCAGAGGTCTTTACCCAGAAAAGCCCGGTGGTCACCGGCATCCTCCAAAACCTTTCGGAGATCTTCACTGCCCTGTGGAGCAGGGCAGAGCCGGTCTTTGCCAGTCTGCGTACCGGCTGGGAGCAGGTAATGGATGCCATGGGCACAGCCGCCGGGAATCTTTCCTCCACCGTCCTGGATATCCTTTACGGCCTGACGGAATTTCTTGCCGGGGTCTTTACCGGCAGCTGGAGCCGGGCGTGGGAGGGACTGAAAACGGTGCTCAAAGGGGCGGTCAACGGCATCATCGGCCTGATCAACAGCCTGCTGAGCGGCCTTACCGCGGGTATCAACGCGGTGGTGCGCAGCCTGAACAGCCTGAATGTAACCGTGCCAAGCTGGGTGCCGGTCTTCGGCGGCAGGCAGTTCGGCTTCAAGATCCCCACCATCACCGCCCCCCAGATTCCCTACCTTGCGCAGGGTGCGGTGCTGCCGGCGGGCAGGCCCTTTCTTGCCATGGTGGGCGACCAGCGCCACGGCACCAACATCGAAGCGCCCCTTGCCACCATTCAGGAGGCGGTGGCGCTGGTGATGCAGGATCAGACCGATGCCATCATGGCAGGCTTCTCGGCCTCCGTGGGCGTCCAGCGGGAGATCCTGGAGGCGGTGCTGGGCATCCGGATCGGGGACGAGGTTATCGCCTCTGCCTATGACCGCTGCCGCAGCCGCGCCGCCGTTATGAAAGGAGCCGCCTATGCGATCTGAGACCCAATTATTTACCGTCAACGGCAAGCCCCTGCTTGCCCCGGACGCGGATGTCAGCGTCAGCTATTCGGATATCGACGGCGCTGACGCGGGCCGTGACCAGAACGGGGTGCTGCACCGCAGTGTGGTGCGCTACAAGGTGGCGGCGTGGGAATTTGCCTACGGCCACCTGACCGAGGAGGAAAAGCGGTACTTAGAAAGCCTCTTTCCCGACACGCCCACCTTCCGGTTCGGCCATCCGAGCCGGAGCGATGCATCCAAGCAGGAAGAAACGGAGTGCTACCGCTCCCAGTACGGCATCTCGTGGAAGAATGCCCGGACGGGTCTTTGGAGCGGTCTGAAATTCCAGATCATCGAGGTGTAGCCTATGGCAAAATATGAACTGCGTTTGCCCGACGGCACCGGCATTACCGCCATCGGCGCGCTGGAGATCACATGGATGGTCAACGACGCCCATGACCTGTCCTTAGGCTCTGCCTGCGCCGCCATGCTGGAAGCGACGCTCTATGACCCGGTGGCCATCGAAGCGGATACGGAGCTTGCCTGCTATGAAGACGGTGTGCTTCTGGGGCGGTTTTTGTGCCAGCTTCCCCGGCGCACCGGAAAGCACACCCTTGCGCTGACGGCCTACGATGCCATGATCCGCTTCGACCGGCAGATCGGTGCGTGGCTTGCCGCCCGCAGCTTTCCCACCACCGCCCAGACCCTGCTGGAGGAGCTGTGCGGCTACTGCGGCGTACCGGTGGGGGACGCGGCGCTGCCGGAGCTGACCGTGGCGGCTTTTTCTCAGCCGGAGCTGACGGGGCGGCAGCTTCTGCAGTATCTGGGGCAGGCGTCTGGCAAATTCCTGCGTATCAGCCCCCAGGGCAGTCTGGAAGCGGGCTGGTACGCGGAAACAGCCACCGCCTTGACCGGCTTCCGCATGAACAGCCTTACCCATGGGGACTATACCGCCGCTCCCATCCAGCGGGTTCTGATCCGCACCGGCGGCAGCGAGGTGGGCGCGGTGTGGCCGGACGGCTCTTTGGAGACCGCCAACACCTGCATCCTGCAGGGCAACCCGCTGCTGCCCCCCGCGTCCGACCGGCAGGCGGTGGCAAGGCGGCTGTACGAACAGGTAAAGGACTACCGCTGTACGCCCTTTTCCTGCAGCCTGCTGCCGGGAAGCGGTATCCGCCCCGGCGACACCGTTTGCTTTACCGATGCCGCGGGCAATCCCCATACCGCCCCGGTGATGAAGCTGACGCTGCGAAACGGCGTGCGCACCATTCAGGCAACCGCGTCGGCTTCCCTGCAAAGCACCGAAGCGTTTAACCGCCTTGCGCTGCAGAATTTACCCGGCAGGGTGCTGACGGTGGAACGCGCCGCCGAGGGACTGAAGGCGGAGAACACCGACCTCAAGGGAAACGCCGCCGCTCTGGCGCTGACGGTGGAGGGCATCACCAGCCGTGTAGCGTCAGCGGAGGAGAAGGCGGAGCAGTACGCCCTGAAAAGCCAGCTTTCCGTTTTGGAGCAGGATGCCTACGGCCTTTCCCTGTCGGTGACGGAGCTGCGCCGGCAGACCGACAGCAAGGCAGACCAAAGCCAGCTGACGGAGCTGACGGAGCACTTCCGGTTCGGGTCTGACGGCATGACCATCACCAATTCCGCCACGGGCATGGGCATTTCCGTCAGTGAGAAGCAGGTAGCCTTTACCGGCGGCGACTCCCCCACCGTTATCACCCCCAACGCCATGCAGACCACCAACCTGCAGGTGGGCACCCGGCTGGATCTGGGCAACTTCAGTTTTATCCCCCGCACCAATCAAAATCTCTCATTGCGCTACACCGCTAAATGATCGTTTCACTTACCAGTCACCCCCGCACCTGTCATCCTGAGCGAAACGAAGTGGAGTCGAAGGATCTTCGCATGAAAATACTGCTAAGCATTACGATAGTGCGTAGATTCTTCGACTCCGCTGCGCTCCGCTCAGAATGACATGCGTTTTAGGCTACTGCGAAGTAAAACAATCCTTTACCTCCCTATGAAAGGAGCTGTTAACATTGGACTTCCTGAAAAACCTCGCGGGCCTTATCAAGGTCAAGACCATTGTGACCATCACCGTCATGGCGGTATTTTCCGTCCTTGCTATGCGCGGTGCCATCACTGCCGACAATGTGATGATCGTGGTCAGCACCGTCATCGCCTTCTACTTCGGCACCCAGCACGAAAAATAACATGAACGAAAAGCAGGAGCGGTTCGTGGCGGAGTACATCAAGGATCTCAACGGCACTGCCGCCGCCCGGCGGATGGGCTATGGCTCCGGCAGTGCCAAAACCACCGCCTACCGGTTTTTGCGGCAGACTGCGGTTCGGGAGGCGCTGGCAG